TTAAATTTGTGGTCGATTAGTACACGACCCGATATTTAATAAGAAAATCACCGATTTTTTTAATAAAAATATTCTACAAAAAAATTACAAAAATGGACATTTCGAACAGAATTTTATCAGAGATTACAGTGTATATGAAGTATGCAAAGTATATCCCTGAGTTGAAGAGAAGAGAGACGTGGCAAGAGCTTGTCACAAGAAACATGGAGATGCATATCAAAAAGTTTCCACAATTAGAAAATGAAATCAGAGAGAATTACATGTATGTTTACAAGAAACAAGTTCTTCCATCAATGAGGTCAATGCAGTTTGCAGGAAAACCAATTGAAATTTCACCAAACAGAATTTATAACTGTGCATATGCACCTGTTGATGATTGGAGAGTTTTTTCTGAAATTATGTTTCTATTGTTAGGTGGAACAGGTGTGGGATATTCTGTTCAAAAACATCACGTAGACGCATTACCCGAAATTAGAAAACCAAGTAAAGAAAGAGGTAGAAGATGGTTGGTTGCGGATTCTATCGAGGGATGGGCAGATGCAATTAAAGTTTTGGTTAAAACTTACTTCTTTGGTGGTTCACACATCGAATTCGATTTCAGTGATATCAGACCAAAAGGTGCGAGACTTGTTACCTCAGGTGGTAAAGCACCCGGTCCTCAACCTCTCAAAGAGTGTCTTATCAAATTAGAAGGTATTTTAGATGCAAAACAAGACGGTGACAAACTCAGACCAATTGAAGTTCATGATATGGTTTGCCATATTGCGGATGCGGTTCTTGCGGGTGGTATCAGAAGAGCGGCTTTGATTTCTTTGTTCTCAGCAACAGATGAAGAAATGATTGGTTGTAAAAGTGGTCAATGGTGGGAACACAACCCACAAAGGGGTAGGGCTAATAACTCGGCCGTTCTTATGAGACACAAGATTACAAAGGATTACTTTATGGACCTTTGGAAAAGAATTGAAGCGAGTGGTGCTGGTGAACCAGGAATTTATTTGAGTAACGATAAAGATTGGGGAACTAACCCATGTTGTGAAATTGCACTTCGTCCATTCCAATTCTGTAATCTTCCGGAGGTGAATGTATCCAATGTTGTATCACAAGAAGACTATGAGGATAGAGTTAAAGCTGCAACATTCATCGGGACACTTCAAGCAGGTTATACTGATTTTCACTACCTCAGACCAATTTGGCAAAGAACAACTGAAAAAGACGCATTGATTGGAATTTCAATGACAGGTATTGGTTCAGGTGCGGTCTTAGGATTGAACATGAAATCAGCTGCTAAAGTAGTAAAAGAAGAAAACAAAAGAGTTGCTGAAATAATTGGAATAAATCCTGCAGCTAGAACAACAACAGTTAAACCAGCGGGAACAACATCTCTTACCCTTGGAACTTCATCAGGTATTCACGCTTGGCACAACGATTACTATATCAGAAGAGTGAGAGTTGGTAAGAACGAAGCAATTTACAGTCATCTTAAGAGTAATCATCCTGAATTAGTAGAAGACGAATACTTCAGACCACACGACACTGCGGTTATTGGTATTCCACAAAAATCACCAGAGGGTTCAATTCTAAGAAACGAATCACCAATTCAACTTTTAGAGAGAGTTAAAAAGGTACAACAAGAATGGATTAAACCTGGTCATAGAAGTGGCTCAAACGCTCACAACGTATCTGCAACAGTTTCAATTCGTGAACACGAATGGCCTGCAGTAGGTGAGTGGATGTGGGAAAACAAAGAGTATTATAATGGTCTTTCTGTACTACCTTATGATGGTGGAACTTATATTCAAGCACCGTTCGAAGATTGTACCAAAGAAAAGTATGACGAATTAATGGCAACACTTAAGGACGTTGATTTATCCAAAATCGTTGAAATTGACGACAATACAGATTTGAGTGGTGAAGCGGCATGTGCTGGTGGCGCTTGTGAAGTAAAATTTGTTTAATGAAAGAAAGTAAAAACGATAGTCAAAGGGAGAAGTCAAAACTTCTCCCTTCTGATTTTTACATGGAGAATGGACGAAAAGTTATGACCGAATCTTATCATTTGAGTAGGGGATACTGTTGCGGTTCAGGATGTAGACATTGTCCATTTGAACGGAAAGCAATTAAAGGGAATACAACTTTAATTAAAAAAACACCGTAGTATATTTATGTTTATGGCAGAAGGTGTTACTTATGGTTTGAAATTTCCTTTTGAGGATTCACTTAGAGGTGATTATCTTAGACTGACAGAATTTGAATCACAACAAATCAGGGCAGATTTGATTTTTCTACTTCTAACTAGAAAGGGTTCAAGATATTATTTACCTGAATTTGGAACAAGACTTTATGAGTTCATATTTGAACCTAATGACGGGTTGACCTTCCAAGCAATTGAGTCAGACATACGTGATTCAATAAATCAATTTATGCCAAATCTCCTTGTAAATCAAATAACTATTGAACCCGCAGACCAATCTGTTGAGGTTAATAGTATTAATGAACAACCCATTTCAAGTGACCCAAGACTTACGGACATTTATAGAGTACCTGGGAAAGGTACAGGAGAATATACGGCAAAAATAAAAATAGATTATTCAGTCAATGCACAAACCTTTGCACAGAGTGATTTTGTAATAATCAATATTTAAAAGAAATGGCAGATAGAAATATATCATACGCTACAAGAGACTTCGCGGCAATTAGAGTTGAGTTACAAAATTATGTAAGAACTTATTATCCCGAACTTATTCAAGATTTTAATGACGCCTCAGTATTTTCAGTATTTCTTGATTTAAACGCTGCTGTAGCTGACAATCTTAATTTTCATATTGATAGAAGTTTACAAGAGACAGTATTACAATATGCTCAACAAAAGTCTTCAATCTACAATATAGCTAGAACTTATGGTTTGAAAATACCTGGAATGAGACCATCTGTGGCTCTTGTTGATTTTTCAATCACCGTTCCAGCCTTCGGAGATAAAGAAGATGAAAGATATCTTGGAACCTTACTAAGAGGTTCACAAGTAATCGGTGCGGGTATAGTTTTTGAAAACGTGGAAGATATTGATTTCGCTTCCCCATATAATTCTCAAGGTTTCCCTAATAGATTGAAAATACCAAATTTCAATGCTAATGGAGTTTTAATCAATTACACAATAACAAAAAGAGAAGTTGTAGTAAACGGAATAACAAAAGTGTTCAAAAGAGTAATCACACCAAATGATGTTAGACCATTCTTTGAATTGTTTTTACCTGAAAAAAATGTTTTAGGTATCACAAGTGTGTTATTGAAAAATGGAACTCAGTTTACTAACTTACCGAGCACTGCAGAATTTTTAGGTTTACAAGATAGATGGTATGAAGTTGATGCATTAGCGGAAGATAGAATATTTGTAGAAGACCCAACAAAAGTTTCTGACCAACCCGGTATAAAAGTTGGTAGATACATTCAAACTCAAAATAGATTTATATCAGAGTTTACTTCAGAGGGTTTCAAGAAGTTAACGTTCGGTGGAGGTACAAATACAGCGCAAGATGCCTTAGACCAATTTACAACTTTAGGTGCAACATTGGATTTACAAAAGTATACCAACAATCTTTCTTTAGGTTCAGCACTTAGACCTAACTCTACTTTGTTTATTCAATATAGAGTTGGGGGTGGACTTAACACAAACATGGGAACAAATGTAATTAATCAAGTTGGGACTGTATCATTTTTTGTAAATGGCCCATCAGACAATACAAACACCGCAGTGGTTAATTCGTTGAGATGTAATAACGTTACAGCAGCAATTGGTGGTGCAAACATGCCAACGATTGACGAAGTAAGAAACTATGTTTCATTTAACTTCGCAGCACAAAAAAGAGCAGTCACAGTTTCAGACTATGAGTCAATAATCAGAACGATGCCAGCTCAGTTTGGAGCACCAGCAAAAGTGGCGATAACCGAAAACGACAATAAAATACTAGTTCAAATTCTTTCATACGATACATCAGGAAGATTGACTAACATTGTTTCAAATACCTTGAAACAAAATATTGCAAACTACTTGTCAAACTACAGAATGATGAATGACTATATTTCGATTTTCAGTGCTGAGGTTATTGATTTGAGTGTTGATGTTTCAATAGTTTTAGACTCGGCTCAAAACTCAGGTCAAGTTATTACCAACGTAATCGACAAAATATCTGCTTATTTTAATCCTCAAACAAGAGAACTTGGACAAAACGTATATCTTTCAGAACTAAGAAGTATAATTCAAAATACAAACGGAGTATTGACTGTTGCAAGTATCGATGTCTTCAATGAGGTAGGCGGACAATATTCATCCGCAGAGACTTCTATGGAATATTCTGACCCTGAACTCAAACAAGTTGGACCTGTTGATGATACAATATTTGCTCAACCTAACCAAATTTATCAGATAAGATTTCCGAATAAAGATATTAGAGTTTCAGTTAAGAACTTCCAATCTATTACCTTCTCTTAATCAATTTATTTTGGGGTTAATATCCCTATACTTTGATTGTGTGTTTTTACAAAATTACACAATAACTATTTATTTTAAAAGTATTGGATGGGTCAATCATATAGGATTAGAACGGAACTTGGCATC